ATGTTTGATACGGCCGAAGGAAATGTGAGCGTTGTTTATCAGCACACATTCGCCATGCTGCGTAAAGAAAGTGATCGGGGAGCCGCCCTGCTGGCGGGGGTGTTGCTAGAAGGCGCTATTGACGGGCTGTTGGCGAAGCACTTGAAGTGTTTGCCGAAGAACAAAAAGCCTCGAAGAGATTTCGCCAGCAAAATTGACTTGGCTTACCAGCTTCAATGCATTGATGAAGGGATGTATGCATGCCTTCACGCGCTACGAAATGCGCGAAACACGTTCGCGCATAAGCTGGTCAGCAACATGGAGGAAAAAGAACTCGAGAAAGCTTTTTCTGATTTATTCAGGTCGGTTCTAACACAGTATCCGAACCTAATGGATAAGTGGATCGACGGAATCAACGCAGTCTCACAAAAGCACGGCGCAGGCAGAATCGTTAATGAGGCGAGCGACCTGACCATCAGAATTCGTTTCGATAATTTCGTTACTATTTTGGTAAGCGACCTGTTCCGTCAAGGATCGACCTAGCCGCTCAGTTCCTTGTAGGCAACTCGAATTCCCGGAAGCGGATCACCTCATCCCCCAGCCATTCATTAACCTGCTGCAGCCGCGCCTGAATCGGCTCCAGCTCGTTGACCGCCCAGACCTCAGCGGCCTCGCGTAGTGAGCCGAAGCCCCCGGCGTTCTGCGGCACGATGCCCATCAGCTGGGGCGGGATGCGCAGGGCGGCGAGCAGGTCGTCGCGGCTGATGTTCTTGATCGAGCCGAACTCATCCTTGGCCGCCACCTCGCTCACCGGCAGCAGCTGGATTCCGTCCTTCTTACCGCCCGGCGCGTACATGAACAGGTTGCGGAAGTTGCCCGGCCCCTTTGCCGACTTCAGTGCGGTGCGCAGGGCGTCGACGTCTTCTTCCTTCTGCGCCGCATCGGTCATGTACATGATGAACCCGGCGTGCGACCCGTTCTGGTAATACCGGCGGCGGAAGAGGGTGGCCGACTCGTTGAGCAACGCGCTCTGCAGCGCGGACAACCACTCCGGCAACCCGTACACCTCCTGGTTGAAATCCGCCTCGCGCAAATGGCAGATGGTGCCCGGGGCGAATTCGTGCTCATCCTTCCAGCCGCGCACCTGGTAGTAGGTCTCCAGGTCGGCACCGCGCCGCATGTACTTGGCCAGCGTCGGCTGCAGGCTCAGCGCCTGGCCGAGCATATTCCGGCGTCGCTCTAGGTAGGCATTGCCACACCAGAGCCAGTCCAGGGCGAATTGGCCGAACGCTTGCCGACTCAACAGCTTGTGCGGGATGTAGGTGCGTTCGAGCATGTTGCGCTTGAAGTTAAGGCCCGACTGCAGGAACACGCTCGCCCGGGTCGACTTCGCCAGCCCATCCAGGGACAGCGGCGGTTCGTACCAGCGGCCATTCAACCAGCATTCCAGGTAGTCCAGGATCTCGCGCCCATCAAGCACCGGCATGGGGTCGCCGAAGGTGAAGGCTTCAATGCCGGGGGCTGGGGCGGCGACGATGTCGGTGGTCATCAGTAGATCTCCATAAAGCTGGTGTTCTGGGCGGTCATGCCCTCAAGCGGTTCGTTGTGCAGGGCATGGAACAGCGCCCAGGCGAGGTCCGCGTGGCCGGTTTCATCGGTGCGCCCCGCGGTGTAGGTCATCTGGCGACCGCTGGCCGTGGTCGTCTTGCGGATCGCCATCAACGAGGAGGCGAGGTCGGTCCAGCCGGCGTCGAATTCCAGCCGGCCTTTGTGGATCACGTCGTAAGCCTTGAGCACCAGGCGCGTCTTCACTTCGGGCGAGTAGCTGAAGGTCGTCAGCCCGGGGAAGAACGACTTCACCAGCTGCGCCACGCCCGAGCCCATGCCCGTCATGTCGATGCCGATATAGGTCACCCAATAGCGCAGCGTCACTCGGCGGATCGCCTCGGCCTGGGCGGCGAAATCCATCCCGCGGAACTGGTGCCGCTCCAGCACCCGGAACTTACCGCCCGGCACCAGCGGCGGCGCCACCACCACCAGGCCGGCGCTATCGCCGGTTTCGGCTGGGTCATAACCCACCCACACCTGGCGATCGCCGAACGGCCGGTCGGCGAAGGGCTTGTAGTCCCCATCCCACTCTATCCAACTGTCCACCATGCAGGGCTGCAGCACCGTCAGCGGGAAGATCGAAGCGCCGTCATCCACGAACTGGCACATCAGCAGGTTGGCGTAGGCGTCCGCGCTGTACTCCTGGCGCAGCTCCTCGATATCGAACAGGTCGCAGCCGCGCGCTTCGGCATCCAGGATGGTGACGATCTGCCGCCAGAGCCGGTCCTCGCACAGCCGCCCCTGCTGCAGGGCATCGTGCGATACATCGATGCTGATCCGCTGCGCCGCCGGCTTGCCCTTGTTGAAGCGTTCACCCGTCCAGAACGAATAGGCCTCATGGGCCATGGAAGAGGGCGTCGAAAAGTAGGTGCGGCGATACTGCTTCTGCATCGCCATGCCGCTGGCGACCTTGTTCAGCTCGTTGAACTTGAACGTCCAGAAGAATTCGTCGAAGTAGAAGTTGCCGTGATAGCCCTGCGCGGTGCGCGCGTTGGTACCGAGGAAGTGCAGCTCGGCCCCATTGGCCAGGATGATCGGGTCGCCGGTCAACTCGACCTGGCACACCTCACGGGCGAACGCCTGGATATACGCCTTGAAAATATGCGCCTGGTTCTTCGAGGCACTGAGGAAAATCTGGTTGCGGCCGGTGATCAGCGCATCGAGCAACGCCTCGCGCGCGAAGTAGAACGTGGCGCCGATCTGCCGGCTCTTGAGAATCGCGCGTGTGCGCTGATTGCCCGCCCGGTACCAATCCAGCTGATAGCCGAAACAGCCATCGCGGAAGGCCTCCTCGAGCTGCTCGACATGCTCCTCGGCAAACTCGTTGCGCTTAGGCGCCTTCTTCGGCCCGGCGTTTCTCTTGTCCAGGTTCGGATTGAGCTCTGCCTCGGTACCGCCGCCCTTGAAACGCTCGATTCGCGCCTGCCGCTCCAGTTGCCGGTGCAGCAGGTCGATTTCCTTGAAATCGCCGCCGCTCTTGCCGTCCTTGATGATCAGCTGCACCAGCCGCGCCTCCAGCGCACCGCCGATCCGCTCGACGTTGTCCGCCCGGTCCCACCCGTCGCGGGTTTTCCACGAGTGGAGGGTCTTTTCCTTCTCGTCCAGGTAGTCGGCGATATCGGTGATACGCCAGCCCGTCCAGTACAAAAACTTGGCCTGGCGGCGGTTATCACGTTGGGCGGGTAGTTCGGTGGCTGCGTTCATGGCGCAGATGGTGTCGCCCGCGCGCGTAGCCTGTTAGCGCCGCGCCCTGTACCTGCGCCCCATCCACTGCTGGCCGATTGCCCGTACTGCGCCCGCTGCCGACCATGCCCTCAACGCAATGGCCCCGCCACCGCATTGAGGACAAGCCCCCATGAAGAAATTCCGCTCCAAGTGGTTCCGAGTCGCCATCGAAGGCGCTACCACGGACGGCCGCACCATCGAACGCCAATGGATCGACGAAATGGCCGCCACGTACGACCGCGCGAAGTACGGCGCTCGTGTGTGGATGGAGCACATCCGCGGCGTACTGCCGGATTCTCCCTTCCGTGCCTATGGCGATGTGCTCGCCCTGAAAGCCGAAGATGTGCAGATCGACGGCAAAACGGTGCGCGGCCTATACGCCCAGATCGAGCCCACTGACGACCTGGTCACCATGGTCAACAAGCTCAAGCAGAAAATCTTCACCAGCATCGAAGTGCGTGAGAAGTTCGCCGCCACTGGTAAGGCCTACTTCATGGGCCTGGGCGTCACCGACACCCCGGCGAGCCTGGGCACTGAAATGCTCACCTTCGCCGCCAAGAACCCCGACGCCAGCCCGCTCAAGGCACGCAAGCAAGACCCTTCCGACCTCTTCACCGTATGCGAAGAGGTCGAGCTCGAATTCGAAGAAATCACCGAAGAGCCCAGCAAGACCGACGGCCTGTTCACCCGCGTGATGGGCATCCTCGGCAAGGTCAAGGATAAGTCGGTCAAGGATGACGCCCAGTTCTCCGAGCTGACTGATGCCGTCGAAGCGCTGGCGACTCATGCGAAAGAGCAGGGCGAGGCATTCACCGCCGAGGTATCCGCCCGCACCGCGTTGGTAAGTCAGGTTGCACAACTCACCACCGACTTCAACAACCTGCTCAAGCGACTGGAAGAAACCCCCGATCACAAACATCGCCAGCGCCCGCCGGTTGGTGGCGGTGATCCCGCTGCACTCACTGATTGCTGATCGATTGACGGCCACGCCTTAGCCACGGAACACCGGAGAATTCAATGCGCAACGATACCCGCCACCACTTCGACGCCTACCTGAGCCAGCTTGCCAAGCTCAGCGGCGTATCCGACGCAACCAAGACCTTTGCCGTCGACCCCACGGTCCAGCAGCGCCTGGAAACCCGCATGCAGGAGTCCAGCGAGTTCCTCAGCCGCATCGGCATGATCGGCGTCGATGAGCTCAAGGGCGAAAAGGTCGGCCTTGGCGTCAGCAGCACCATAGCCGGGCGTACCGATACCACCGGCAACGGCGTGCGTATGCCGCGCGACGTTTCGGACCTGACCAAGGACGGTTACGAGTGCCGCCAGACCGACTTCGACACCGCCGTCCGCTACGCCCAGCTGGACGCCTGGGCCAAGTTTCCGGATTTCCAGGCTCGCTTGCGGGATGCGATCCTCAAGCGCCAAGCGCTCGACCGCATCATGATCGGTTTCAACGGAACCAGCGCCGCCGCTACCACCGACCGCGTCGCCAATCCATTGCTGCAGGACGTCAACATCGGCTGGCTGCAGAAGTACCGCACCCACGCCCCGGCACGCGTGCTCAAGGATGGCAAGGTCGCCGGCAAGATCGTTATCGGCAGCGGCGAAACCGCCGACTACAACAACCTCGACGCCTTGGTGTTCGATGCCATCGCAAACCTGATCGATCCCTGGCACCGCAAGGATCCAGGCATCGTTGTGATCCTCGGCAGCAACCTGGTCCACGACAAGTACTTCCCATTGATCAACAAGGAACAGCCAGCTTCCGAGAAGCTCGCGACCGACATGATCATTTCCCAGAAGCGCATGGGAGGTAAGCAGCCGGTCGAAGTGCCCTACGTGCCGGACAGCGCCATGCTGATCACCAGCCTGGAAAACCTTGCCATCTACTGGCAGACCGGCGGCCGTCGTCGGCACGTCCAGGAGAACCCGAGCAAGAACCGCATCGAGAACTTCGAGTCCAGCAACGACGATTACATTGTCGAGGACTACGGGCTCGGCTGCCTTGTCGAAAACATCGAATTGCTGGAGGCCTGAACACCATGGCACTGAGCCCGGCCAAGCGCCACTTCCAGCGAGTCACCGCAGCGGCAGCCGCAGCAGCGGTCGCTCCGGCCGAATCCATGGCCGGCGCCACCGCCTACGAACAGCAACTGCTGCAGCTCAACCAGGACCGGCTGCGCCTCAAACAGGTGCAGTCGGAGCAGGGCAAGGCCGAGCTCAAGCGCCTGCTGATTCCGGCGTACGCACCGTACATCGAGGGCGTGCTGTCCGCCGGCAACGGCGCCCAGGACGATGTGCTCACCACCCTGATGGTCTGGTGCATCGATGCCGGTGAGTTTGCCGACGCGCTGACCATCGGTGCCTACGTGCTCAAGCACAGCCTGAAAATGCCCGACCGCTTCGAGCGCACCACCGGCTGCCTGCTTGCCGAGGAAGTGGCGAACGCCGCGCTCAAGGCACAGAAGGCCGGGGGCGAGTTCCCGCTGTTCGTGCTCGAGCAGGCCCGACTCATCACCGCCGAGCAGGACATGCCCGACCAGGTCCGCGCCAAGCTGCTGCTGGCTATCGGCAAGGCCCTGCTGAGCAAAGTGGACGAGCAACAGCCGGACGGCGAACTGCTGGAGCAAGCCAAGGCGCATCTGATCAAAGCCATCGACCGGCATGGCAGTTGCGGCGGCAAGAAGGATTTGGAGCGCGTCGATCGTCTCCTGAAGAAACACGCGGAAAGCAAGCCAGCCGAGAACGGTACCGGCGAGCCACCGGTCGACGAGACCGCCACCCCCGACCAGGGCGAAGGCGATCAAACCGACCCAGGCGAGCAGGGCACCGACTCCGGTACCAGCGAGCCTCCCGCTAACTGAGCGTCCCCCACGCACTCGGCGGCTCGGGGCGGATCGACAGGCTTTCTCCTTGGCCTTGTCGTGAAGCCCCGACCACCGCCGAACTAGGGCCAGAATTCATGAGCGCATTCATCGCAGCAGGGGGCAGCCACCAGCCGCACCCCATCACCAACGACGGCTGGTTTCCCGCCCTGGACGGCCAGCACATGCGCGAATCGCTGCGCCTCGACGGCAGCATCACCGATCAGCGCCTTGAAACCGCGGCCGTCAACGCCGTGATCGAAGTCAACCGCGAACTCAAGCGCTTCAAGTTCACCCAACTTGCCGCAGGGCATGAGCGTCTGGCCGATGTGCCCGCCGACGCGATCCAGGGCGAAAGCGAGCTGCTGCACCTCTACCGCCGCGCCATCTACTGCAGCGCCGGCGCCGAGCTGGCCGAGCGCTACCGCGACTACAGCGCCACCGGTGACGGCGCCGAGCGCGCCGATGCGCTGACCCCAACCGCCGATGAATACCGCCGCGATGCCCGCTGGGCCATCCGCAGCATCCTCGGCCGCGTGCATACCACCGTGGAGCTCATCTGATGGCCGCCTTGCGCGCCCAGCAGGGCGACACCCTCGACGCCCTCTGCTGGCGGCACTACGGGCGCACCGCTGGCGTGGTCGAGCAGGTGCTCGACGCCAACCCCGGCCTGGCCGACCTCGGCCCGATCATCCCGCACGGCACCCTGGTGCAACTGCCCGAACAGCCCGTGCGCGCCGAACAACGCCAAATGGTGAACCTATGGGACTGATCTACCTCGCGCTCTACAAGGGCCGCGGCACGCTGTTCAACCGCCTGATCCGCCTCTGGACGCGCTCGATCTACAGCCACTGTGAGCTGGTCCTGCCCGATGGCCGCTGGCTGTCCGCCTCGGCCATGGACGGCGGCGTGCGGGCCAAGCGCATCGAGCTCGACCTCGAACACTGGGACCTGATTCCGGTGCCCTGGGCTGACTCTCGCCAGATCCTGCATCTGTTCGAGAAGCACCACGGCAAAGGCTACGACTGGCTCGGCCTGTTCGGCAGCCAGCTGCTGCCGCTGACCATCGACAACCGCCGCCGCATGTTCTGCAGCGAGTTTTGTGCCGCCGCCCTGGGCTTCCCCCTGGCGCAGCGCTACAGCCCCGCGCTGCTGGGTGAAGTCGTGCAGCGCGTTCACACCATCACAACCGCAGGGCAACAGGATGAAGCGCATGCCTGACAGACCGGAAACATGGGCGTTCTTCGCCACCTGGCTGGAACACAACTTCCCAGCCCTCTATGCCGGTGGCCTGGCGATGCTCATTGCCATTTGGCGAATCATCTACAGCGGCGGCCGGGTGCGTCAGCTCCTGCTCGAGGCACCCCTGTGCGGCATGCTCGGCGTCGGCGTCTCCTACGGCCCCTCGCTGATCGGCGCCCCCCAGGAGGCCGGCGTCTTTCTCGCCTGCATGGTGGGCCTGTTCGGCGTCGAGGTCAGCCGCGAGGCGGCCAAGCGCGTCCTGAAGAAAAAGGCGGACCAGCTATGACACAGCTCCTCAGCAACGGCTCGCGCGGCCTGGCCGTGCGCAACCTGCAGGCCGCGCTGGCTCTGGCCGGTTTCAAGATTCAGGTTGACGGCGACTTCGGCGACAACACCGAGGCCGTGGTCGCTGCCTATCAGCGCAACGTCGGCCTCGTTGTAGACGGCGTTGCCGGGCCAAAGACCCTTGCGGCTCTGGCAGGCAAAGACTGCGCGCGCCTGCTCAAGGAAAGCGACCAGCAGCAGGCCGCTGACCGCCTCGGCGTGCCGCTGGCTAGCATCAAGGCAGTCAACCAGGTGGAAAGCAGGGGAGAAGGGTTTGGCGCCAATTGCCGCCCGGTGATCCTCTACGAGCGGCACGTTATGCACGCGCGCCTGCAAGCTCATGGCATCACCGAGCGCACCGCCGACAACCTCGCAGCCCAGCATCCCAATCTGGTCAACCGCAAACCCGGCGGTTACATCGGCGGCCCTGCTGAGCATCAACGCCTGGCCCAAGCCAAGCAGCAGATCCACGAAGCCGCCGCGCTGGAGTCCGCCAGTTGGGGCCTTTTCCAGATCATGGGCTACCACTGGCAGCGCCTCGGCTACCTGGACGCCCAGCACTTCGCCGACACCATGGCGTTGTCCGAGGCCGCACAGCTCGACGCCTTCGTCACCCTCATCGAAACCGACCCGGCGCTGCACAAGGCCCTCAAGGCCCGCAGCTGGAAACAGTTCGCCCGGATCTACAACGGCCCGAACTACGCCAAGAACCTCTACGACGTGAAGCTGGCCAGGGCCTATGCCCAGTTCGCCGGCGAGCAGGAGAAAGCCGCATGATCGATCCGGAACAGATCCGCAAGCTGAGCCCGCGTGACGGCGACATATTAGTTTTGCCTGCCAACACCACGTCAGCAGACATCCAGGCTTTTGCCGACGCCCTGCGCATTGCCAGACCAGGAATCAAGGCAACTCTGATACAGGGCGAGCTGCAGCAGCTCGATGAAGCAGCCATGAACGCCGCCGGCTGGTACCGCAAATGAACACCACCCGCCAACTCCTCTACGGCCTCGCCCTGGTCGCCGCGCTCGGCCTGCTCATCTGGATGCAGCAACAACGCATCACCGCCGCCGAGGCCCGTGCGGATCTCGCCGGCGAGCGCCTGCAAACCGTTGAGCAACGCAACACCCGCCAGGCCGCAACCATCACCCGCCTGACCGGCGAGGTCGCCAACCAGCGCCTCGATCAGCTAGGCCTGCAGCAGACAATCAGCGACATGCGCCAAGCCCAGGCCACCGACCAGCTCAAGAAGAAGGAACGCCGCCGTGAAGACCCACCCCATGCGACTTGGGCTGCTCAGCCTTTGCCTGATGCTGCTCGCCGCCTGCACCAGCGTCCCGCCATCACCGGAGCAGACGGTTACCGTCAGTGGCTGTCCGGTCGTGACGCGCTGCACGCTGGTCCCGGCGGCGCCGATCGATAACGGCGACCTCAGCGACGACGGGGACTACCTCATGGGCGCCTGGGCCGAATGTGCCGCCAAGGTCGACCTGGTGGTGGAGCACAACGCCCGAGCCGAGCAGCCATGAAAAAGCCCGAATCCCTGCGCGACCACCTGCTGGCCGCCATCCCTGAGCTCAAGCGCAACCCCGACCGCCTGTTGGTATTCGTTGACAACGGCAGCATGCGCAGCACCGCCGCCCCGGGCCTGTCGTTCGAATACAGCTACACCCTCAACATCATCCTGACCGACTTCGCCGGCAGTCCGGACGCCGTCGCCATCCTGTTGTTCTCCTGGGTGCTGATCAACCAGCGCGAGCTGATGGAGAACCTCGAAAAGGGCAGGGACGCCATCAAGTTCGAGGCCGACATCCTCGACAACAGTAAGGTCGACCTCTCCATCACCTTGCCCCTGACCGAGCGCGTCATCATCAAGCGCCTGGATGACGGCACCCTGGAGGTCAGCCACCCGGCCGAGCCAGTAGTCGATTGGGGCGACAATGGCTGACGACCTGCACGCCCTGGAAGATTGGGCCGGCGCGCTGCTCAACCAGCTGCAGCCCAAGGAACGCCGCCAGGTCACCCAGGACATCGCCCGCGACCTGCGCCGCAGCCAGCAAAAGCGCATCGCCACCCAGCGCAACCCGGACGGCACACCTTTTGCGCCGCGCAAGCCGAGGCAGCCACTGCGCGCCAAGGCCGGCCGCATCAAACAGCGCAAGATGTTCGCCAAGCTGCGCACCGCCCGTTACCTGCGCCTGCAAAGCGACGCCAGCAGCATCGCCATCGGCTTTGCCGGCCGTGTGTCGCGTCTGGCCCGCGTCCACCAGTACGGCCTGCGCGACAAACCCGGCCGCAACTCGCCCGACGTCCAGTACCAGCGCCGCGAGCTGCTCGGCTTCAGCGATGGGGACCTCGACACCATCCGCTCATCGTTACTTCGTCATCTCACATGATGACAAAGTGCAATCATTACCCCTAAGCTGCCGTCCGGCTTGGTGTTTGTGAGACGCCATCGCCAACCCAACCTCGACTTACAGCATTCACAATAAAGGATGTTTCAAATGTACAGATTTCGGCCTTTCTGCCTAGGACTTTCGATGTTTCTGCTGCAAGGATGCTCGGAGTCGAATGTTGATACAGTCCGAGAAGCTAAGTATGAAGGCAGGAAGCACAAGATTGGCGTACTCCTCGATAGCCGTAAGGAATGCGACGATCAGAAATGGGAGTCCATGACAGATGCAAGCGACAACGTTGTAGTCACCGTGCTCTGCACATTCGAACTTCCCGACGCCTTGATGGAGCGAGCTCTGGCATCGGAGCAAGCCGCAGTAACATCAAGGAAAGAGTCCTTGCTAGATAGTTATTTCAGCATGCGACGGCTGGTTGAAGAGTGGTATCAACACGCAATCCCAGAACCCGATCGCTTGAAAGGCAAGTATAAACAGGCAATCGCGGCCAAGCAGCGCGAACTCGAAGATGAGAAAGCCGGACTGGAAAAAGCGCTGGCATCTGACGAGCCCGAGTACGTGGTCACATCCTATGTGAACGGCGTCGAGTACCTACAAAAAGAGCTGGAACAGATCCAGTGGGGAGCGCAGAACAACATCACAGAAGCGCAAGCGAAAGTGGCGCTAGTGAAGAGCCAGTTGGATTACTTGATCAATATCGAAGACAAAGCGAAGAGCGCAGCAGACGAATATGCGAGCAGCCGATTGTCCGCATACGAAAACGAAGTGAAGAAGAACACTAAGGTTACGAATCTTGTCGCTTTCGAGCTGTTGGAAAGTGGCCCAAAACTGGCCGCTTACAAGACGGTTTCCAAAGCCGAGTTTGCGACGAATCAAGAGTTGCTCGACAACAGCGTTCCTCACAACCAGGCTGGGGCACTCGGGCTTGCGCTCGGTCTTCGGAGTGACAGTGATGCGGCGGTGGCAGCATACTTCACTCAGGAAGCACAGAGCTTGAGTCCCGCGTTCACCGGGCAGGTGCGTCCTGAGCCCTTCCTCTGCTCGTCCGCCAATGATGGCGTTGAACTCTGCGTCTTCAAGTAAGGCCTGACGACAGCCTGTAGCGCATAGCGCTACAGGGTCCAGCTCTTTCCCCTCCCGCGCGCGACCGCCAGCATGGCGGCATGAACATCACCGACCTGATTCGCCGCCTCGACAACCTGATCCGCCTCGGCACCATCGCCGCGGTGGACCATCAGGCTGCGCGCTGTACGGTCACAACCGGCGGCCTCACCGTGCCCAATCTGCCCTGGCTCGCCCTGCGCGCCGGTGCCAGCAGTGACTGGGACCCGCCCACGGTCGGCGAACAATGCATCCTGCTCAGCCCCAGCGGCGAGCCCGCCCAGGGCATCGCCCTGATCGGCCTGTATTCACGGCAACGTCCGGCCCCGTCGAACAGCGCAAACCTGCGCCGACGGAAATACCCGGACGGGGCTGTGATCGATTACGACCATGCCTCCCACACGCTCACCGCCACGTTGCCGGAAGGCGGTAAGGCCAAGCTGGTCGCCACCGGTGGGCTGCACGTCATCGGTCCCATCACCCATGAGGGTGACTACACCCAGACCGGCAACCAGCACGTCACCGGCACCGTCAACGTCACCGAAGACGTGATCGCCGCCGACATCAGCCTGATCAATCACCGCACCAAGGGAGTCACGCCTGGCGATGGGGTGTCCGAAGAGCCGACGCCATGATCGGCATGTCCTCCCGCACCGGGCGCACGCTCAGCGAATCGGCCCATCTGGCCCAGTCCATCGCCGACATCCTCACCACGCCCATCGGCTCGCGCGTGATGCGCCGCGAATACGGCAGCCAGCTGCCGGACCTGATCGACGCCCCGTTCAACGATGCCACCCGCCTGCAGGCCTACGCCGCCACCGCCATGGCGCTGATGCGCTGGGAGCCGCGCATTCGCCTGAGCCGCGTGCAGCTGTCCCTGGGTGACCGCCCCGGCCAGGCCGTGCTGGATCTCGAAGGCACCCGCACAGACAGTAACGAGCCGCTGAGCTTGCGTGTACCGCTCGCCTTGGGGGCCAGCGCATGAACACCTTCACCCCCATCGACCTGGCCCAGCTACCGGACCCCGACGTGGTCGAACAGATCGACTACGAGCAGATCCTCGCCGCGCGCAAGGCCTACGCCATCAGCCTCTGGCCAGCCGACAAGCAGGCCGAGATCGCCGCCACCCTCGCGCTTGAGTCCGAGCCGCTGACCAAGTTGATCCAGGAGAACGCCTACCGCGAAACCCTCTGGCGTCAGCGCGTCAACGAAGCCGCACTCGGCACCATGCTGGCCAAGGCCAAGGGCAACGACCTGATTCAGCTCGCCGCCAACGTCAACGTCGAGCAGTTGGTGGTCACCCCGGCGGACAGCAGCACCGTGCCGCCCACCCCGGCGGTAATGGAGTCGTTCGAGAGCCTGCGCGAACGCGCCCAGATGGCCTGGGAAGGGCTCAGCACCGCCGGCCCGCGCAACAGCTACATCCTTCATGCCCGCAGCGCCGATGGCCGCGTGGCCGATGCCACGGCAGAAAGCCCATCGCCCGCCGTGGTGGTGGTCACCGTTCAATCCCTGCTGGGCAATGGCGCCGCTGACCAGGAGCTGCTCGATATCGTCGCCGCCTACCTCAGCGACGAAGACCGCCGCCCGGTCGCCGATCGCCTCACCGTGCAATCTGCCGTGGTGCTGGAGTACCGCGTAGACGCTGTGCTCTACCTCAACACCGTCGGCCCCGAGTCCGAACCGATCCGCGCCGCCGCCGAGAAGCGGCTGGCCGCGCTGGTCAACCAGCGCCGGCGGCTTGGCCTGGAAGTGAACCGCTCCGCCCTGGACGCCGCGTTGCACATCGAGGGCGTACGCCGTGTCGAGCTGCCCGGTTGGGTCGACATCGTCGCCACCGCATCCCAGGCCCCGTACTGCACCGCCTTCAGCGTCACCCTCGGGGCTCAGGCATGACGGCCCTTCACCTGCTGCCGCCCAACGCCAGCCAGCTCGAGCAACTGGCCGCCGAAGCGCTCGCGCAGATCGAGCGGGTACCAGTACCCATCCGCGACCTGGTCAACCCCGACCGCTGCCCGGTCGACCTGCTGCCATACCTCGCCTGGGCCTTCTCCGTGGACCGCTGGGACGCCACCTGGTCCGAAGCCATCAAGCGCGAAGTCATCAAGGCCTCGTACTTCGTGCATTCACGCAAGGGCACCATCGGCGCGCTGCGCCGCGTGGTCGAGCCGCTGGGCTACCTGATCCGCGTCAGCGAATGGTGGCAGCAGGTGCCCGAGGGCGTGCCCGGCACCTTTTCGCTGGAAATCGGCGTGCTCGAAACCGGTATCAGCGAAGAAACCTACGAATCGCTCAGCCTGCTGATCGACGACGCCAAGCCCGTCAGCCGCCACCTGATCGGGTTGGACATCAGCCTCGAAACCCACCTCACGCGCTACGTCGGCGTCACCGTCATCGATGGCGACGAGCTCGACGTGTACCCCTGGGAAAACGCCGACATCGATGTCGTCGTGCAGGGCTACACCGGCGTGAGCGACTACATCCTCGACGAAATGGACGTGTATCCACATGGTTGACGTAAACACCCAGTTCGGCGGCTTCCTCACCGACCTCGGCGCCGCCAAGAATGTCAACGCCAACGCCCTGGGCATCCCGTGGAAGCTCACCCACATGCTCATCGGCGACGCCAACGGCGGGGACCCTGTACCGGCTCCGGGGCAAACCGCCCTGGTGAATCAGGTCTACCGCGCACAGCTCAACCAGCTGTACGTCTCACCGACCGATGCCAACGTGCTGATTGCCGAGCTGGTGCTGCCGCCCAACGTAGGCGGATGGTGGATTCGCGAGCTGGCCCTGGAAGATGAAGACGGCGTCTTCTCCGCCGTCGCCAACTGCGCCCCGAGTTACAAGCCCGTACTGGCCCAGGGCAGCGGCCGCAACCAGGTGGTGCGGATGCACGTCGTCACCAGCGGCACGGCCAACATCCAGCTGAAGATCGACCCCAGCGTGGTGCTGGCGACGCGGGCTTACTGTGATGGGCTGGTTGCGGCGCATGCTGCGGCAGAAGATCCGCATCCGCAGTACAAGATCCCGGTCGCAACCGAAGAGGATGCAGCGCTCGGCAAAGATGACAAAAAGCTGATGCCACCATTAAGGGTGTTTCAGGCGCTGCGCTCGGCTGCGGCTTCCGCCACGGAAGTGCTGCGCGGCGTTCTTAGGGTGGGGACTCAAGAAGAGGTAGATGCGGGCACCCTGGATAATGTGGCGGTGACTCCCGAGAAGCTGGCGAGTTACCCCCCTGGACGCTTTGGTTTAGGTGTAGAGCAGAACTATATGGATGTATCTGCGCAGAGAGTTGTTTCTACGTGGTATACCAACACATCAGGGAGAGCTCGGTACGTTACTATTTGCACAGCCCCCCAATCACAAAACCAGCTGCTTGCAGTTCTTATTCGCGCGTCGGAGTTATCACCTTCTCTATCTGTAGGGGCGGCTTCAGTGGCAACGTATCAGTTCCAGAGTTTCGTTGTGCCTCCGGGTTATCAATACAGGGCCGCCGTTCCATTTAACCACTGGATTGAATGCCAATGAAGTACTACAAGCACAAGAAAACCGGAGAGATCTTTGCGTACGAAGATCAAGACGAGCGCAACAAATTTGGCTCTGAAAGTCTTTTAGTAATGACACCGGAAGAAGTAACCAGCCACCTAGAAAAGAGCGGGATTACTGTTGATGATCTATGCGCGAACATCGACACCGCCGCCGACACCGCGCGCGCCCGCGTCGCCGGCGACCCACTGCGCGCCGTCGAATACGACCGCGCCCGCATCGCAGCCGAGCAGTTCGCCGCGGCCGGCTACCAGGGCGACGTACCGCCCATGGTCGCCGCCTGGGCCATCAACGGCCGCACCGCGCAGGAGGCTGCAGACGACATCCTGCACGAAGCCGCCCAGTACACCGCCGCGCTGATCGCCCTGCGCGAAACACGTTTGGCTGCGAAGGAGCAGGTGCGCGCGCTGATGGATGCCGGGGAGGTCGAGCAGGCGCAGCAGGTGGTCGAGCAGACCGTTGCCGCGATCGAGGCGGCCGTGGCGGGCGTTGGCAACGCGGCCTGATCAAAATCAGCGAAACCTGGCCCCGCCTCGGCGGGGTTTTTCATCCCCGCCCTGTAACACCCCCCGCTACACACCCCACCGCGTGCGCCCCTTGCGCGCGCGCGTCACCCTTGAGGCTCACTGATCCGGCAACGCCGCAGGAGCCGACCGCATGTCGACCGAATACCATCACGGCGTCCGCGTCCTCGAAATCAACGAGGGCACGCGACCCATTCGCACCGTTTCCACCGCCATCGTCGGCATGGTCTGCACCGCCAGCGATGCCGATGCCGCCGTTTTCCCGTTGAACAAACCCGTACTGCTCACCGACGTGCTCACCGCCTCCGGCAAGGCCGGGGAGGGCGGCACCCTGGCGCGCAGCCTCGATGCCATTGCCGACCAGGCGTCGCCCGTCACCGTCGTGGTGAGGGTGGAAGAGGGCGAGAGCGAGGCGGAAACCACCTCCAACATCATCGGCGGCGTCACCGCCGGCGGGCAGTACACCGGCATGAAAGCGCTGCTCGCTGCCGAGGCGCAGCTGGGCGTCAAGCCGCGCATCCTCGGTGTGCCGGGGCTGGACAATCTGGCCGTTACCACCGAGCTGGTGGCCATGGCCGAGAAGCTGCGCGCCTTCGCCTATGCCAACGCCCACAACTGCGAAACGGTGAGCGAAGCCATTGCCTACCGCGACGGTTTCGGCGCCCGCGAGCTGATGCTCATCTGGCCGGACTTCATCAACTGGGACACCACCACCAACGCCGACGCGCCGGCTGCTGCCGTCGCCCGCGCCCTGGGCCTGCGCGCCAAGCTGGACCAGCAAGTGGGCTGGCACAAGACCCTGTCCAACGTGCCGGTCAACGGCGTGTCCGGGCTGAGCCGCGACATCTACTGGGACCTGCAAAACCCCGCCACCGACGCCGGCCTGCTCAACGCCAACGAAGTCACCACCCTGATCCGTCGCGACGGCTTCCGCTTCTGGGGCTCGCGCACCTGCTCGGCTGACCCGCTGTTCGCCTTCGAGAACTACACCCGCACCGCCCAGGTGCTGGCCGACACCATGGCCGAGGGCCATTTCTGGGCGGTGGACAAGCCCATGCACGCCAGCCTGATCCGCGACATCGTCGAAGGCATCAACGCCAAGTTCCGCGAGCTGGTCCGCGGCGGCTACCTGATCGGCGGCGAGTGCTGGTTTGACCCGGCCGCCAACGACAAGGACACCCTCAAGGCCGGCAAGGCGTTTATCGACTACGACTACACCCCCGTGCCGCCGCTTGAAGACCTGACCCTGCGTCAGCGCATCACCGACCGCCACCTGATCACCTTCGCCGCCGGCATCAAAGCCTGACCCCATACCACCCGCGCGGCCCACGCCGCGCCGTAGGAGAGCCCAGCCATGGCCCTGCCCAAGAAACTCAAGCACCAGAATCTGTTCCTCGATGGCGAGAGCTTCGCCGGACAATCCGGGACCGTCACCCTACCGACGTTGGCTCGCAAGATGGAAGCCTGGCGCGGTGGTGGTATGGACGGCCCCGTCAAGGTGGATATGGGCCACTCCGACGATGGCCTTCAGATCGAGTGGACCCTCGGCGGCTGGGGCCTTTCTGTCCTGCGCCAGTTCGGTGCCGTGCGGGCTGACGGCGTGATGCTGCGCTGGGCAGGCTCGATTCAACGTGACGATACCGCCGAAATCAGCGCGGTCGAGGTAGTCGTCCGTGGCCGTCACGAAGAAATCGACTTCGGCGATGCCGAGTCCGGTGAAGACACCGAGCACTCCATCACCACCACCTGCACCTATTACAAGCTGACCATCGACGGTAACGAAGAGATCGAGATCGATCTCCTCAACTTCATCTTCAAGGTCAACGGCGTCGACATGCTCGCTGAGCACCGCGCTGCCATCGGCCTGTAATCCCGGCGCCGGCCAGCACGCCGGCGCTCCTTCTTTCGTACCCAAGGAGCAACCCCATGACCAAGCCCCCCCACAGCGACCCCATCGTCCTCGAGCAGCCGATCAAGCGCGGCGAGAGCAAACCGATCGCGGAAATCACCCTGCGCAAACCGACCTCCGGCGAGCTGCGCGGCCTCAAGCTCGGCGACCTGATCAACGGCGACGTGTCGGCCACTATCCGCCTGGTGCCGCGAATCAGCCAGCCGAGCCTCACCGAGCAGGAAGTCGCCGCCCTGGACCCCGCCGACCTGCTGGCCTGCGCGGATGCCGTAGCGGGTTTTTTGCAGAAGAAGGGCGCAGCGGAATCCCCCGCAGCGTAGATGACGTCATGGCGGACATCGCCCTGGTCTTCCACTGGGGGCCGGAGCAGATGAACGCCATGCCCTTGCATGAACTGATGGACTGGCGCGAGCGCGCCCGCGAACGATGGGAACGCACGCATGGCGCGGGATCTAAACCTTAAGGTCAACCTCCAGGCGCTGGACAACGCCACCCGCCCGTTGCGCAACATCGCGGGCGGCGCGGTGGGCCTGGCCCGGAACCTGCGCGACACCCGCAGCGAGCTTAAGCACCTGCAGGGCCAGCAGAAGGACGTCACGAGCTTCAAAACGCTCAAGACCGAGGTTGGCAAAACGTCGTGGGCGCTCAAGGACGCACAATCGGAGGTCAAGGAGCTGGCGCAGTTCATGGCGTCCAGCAAGGAGCCGGTTAAAGGCCTTGCCAAGGAAATGGAGCGAGCCAAGCGACAGGCTGCAGCTCTTAAGCTCAAGCACGCCGAGCAACAACGTGAGCTGCAGGGACTGCGTGGCAAGCTGAGCGAGGCTGGCATCAGCACTCGCAATCTGGCCGACCACGAGGTTTCGCTACGCAAAAAAGTCGGGCAGGCCAATCAAGCACTCGAACAACAGGAAGGGCGGCTGAAGAAACTCACCGCCCAGCAAAAGCGCCTCGGCCAGGCCAAGGAACAGTACGAACGCACCTCTTCACTGGCCGGCAGTATGGCCGCCACCGGCGCCGGCGGGCTGGCCTCCGGCAGCGGCATCCTCTATGCCGGCGCGAAGCTCATGGCCCCGGGCGTCCAGTTCGACGCCGACATGAGCAAGGTCCAGGCGCTCACCCGGCTGGACAAGGGCGACCAGCAGCTCGCTGCCATGCGCGCCCAGGCACGCCAGCTGGGCGCGGACACCATGTTCAGCGCCACGGATGCCGCCCAGGGGCAGGGCTTCCTGGCCATGGCCGGCTTCAAGCCAGAGGACATCATCGCCGCCATGCCCGGCATGCTGGATCTCGCCAAGGCCGGCGACAGTGGCCTGGCGGAAACGGCAGACATCGCCTCCAACATCCTCACCGGATTCAACCTCAAGGCCTCCGAAACCGGGCGCCTGGGTGACGTGCTGGTGGGCGCCTTCACCCGCTCCAACACCAGCCTGCAGATGCTGGGCGAAACGATGAAGTACGCCGCACCGGTGGCCGCCAGCGTCGGGCAGGACATCGAGACCGTCGCCGCCATGGCCGGCAAGCTGGGCGATGCCGGCATCCAGGGCAGCATGGGCGGTACCGCGCTGCGCGCCATCCTCAACCGCCTGTCCGCACCGCCGAAGGCCGCCGCCAAGGCGCTGGACACGCTCGGCATCAGCGCCGTCGACGCCCAGGGCAACCTGCGCGACATGCCCACCATCCTGCAGGAGATCTACCAGAAGACGCGCAACATGGGCGACGCCGAGCGCGCCGGGCTGCTCAAGGGCATCGCCGGCGAAGAGGCCGTTGCCGGCATGCAGGTGCTGGTGGCCCAGGCCGGCAGCGGCGCCCTTCAAGAATTCATCGGTACCCTGCGCCAGACCCAGGGCGAGGCCCAGCGCACCGCCAAGGTCATGGGCGACAACCTGGTCGGCGACCTGGACGAGCTCTCCTCGGCCTGGGAGGACTTGGGCATCCAGCTGCAGGAGCAGCAGAACGGCCCGCTGCGCGACGTGACGCAGACGCTCGCCAGCGTAGTGGGCAGCGTGAAGAGCTGGATCGTGGAGAACCCCAAGCTGGCGGCCAACCTGGTCAAGACCGCCGCTGGCGTCGGCGTGCTGATGGCAGGCATGGGCGGGCTCACCCTGGCCATGGCCTCGATCCTCGGCCCGTTCGCCATGGTGCGCTACGGCATGATGCTGTTCGGTATCCAGGGCGGCGGGCTGGCCAGTACGCTGTTCAACCTGGGCAAGACGGCGCTGCCGCTGGTGGCCACCGGGCTACGATTGGTCGGTGCCGCGGCAATGGCCAACCCGGTCGGCGTGCTGATCGGCACGCTCGCCCTGGGCGCTACGCTGATCTACGCCAACTGGAGCCGCGTGGGGCCGTTCTTCCGCGGCCTCTGGGCGGAGATCAAAGAGGGCGTCGCCGGCGGCCTGGCCGGCATCGGCGCGCTGTTGCTCAACTTCAGCCCGCTGGGCCTGCTGTATCGCGCATTCGCCGGCGTGATGAGCTACTTCGGCGTGGACCTGCCGAGCAAGTTCAGCGAGTTCGGCGGCAACATCATCCAGGGGCTGATCAACGGCTTCACCAACATGTTCCCCAACCTGACCGCCGCCATCAGCGGCGCGGCGAACAGCGTGATCAGCACCTTCAAGGGGCTGCTGGGCATCCATTCGCCGTCCCGCGTGTTCGCCGGGCTCGGTGGCGACACCATGGCCGGCCTCGAGCAGGGCCTTGCAGCCGGGGAGGGCGGGCCGCTGTCGCAGCTGGCTGGTACCGCCAAGCGCCTGACCACCGCCGGCGCGGTGGCTGTGGGCATTGGCGCCGCTGCGCCCGGCATGGCTGCCGCTGATCTGCCCTCGATCGACAGCCGCCCGCCGCTGGCCGCCGCCGCGCGATCGCAGCCAGCGGGCATCACCATTCAGGGCGACACCATCACCATCATCGTGCAAGGCGGGCAGGGGCAGGACGTGGCGCAGCAGATCAAGCGCGCCCTCGAGGAGCATGAGCGCAACAAGCTCACCCGCGCCCGTTCCGCACTGTACGACCAGGACTGACAACAGGAGCAAACCACCATGATGATGGCCCTCGGCATGTTCATCTTCTCGCTGGAGACCCTGGCCTACCAGGAATTCCAACGGCAAACCGCCTGGCGCCACGGCAAGACCGCGCGCATCGGCACCAACCCCGCGCGCCAGTTCATGGGCCGCGACGACGACACCATCACCCTGCAGGGCGTGCTGCTGCCGGCGCTGGCCGGCACGCAGATCAGCCTCGACACGCTGCGCTACATGGCCGACACGGGCAAGGCCTGGCCCCTGGTCGAGGGCACCGGCAAGATCTACGGCACCTGGGAGATCGAGAAGCTCAGCGAGACGCGCACGCTGTTTTTCCGCGACGGCCAGGCGCGGCGCATCGAATTCACCTTGAGCCTGGAGCGCATCGACGACGGCCGCGTGGACATGCTCGGCAGCGCGATCGGCGCCGGTGGCAACATCCTGCGGGGGCTGCTGCGGTGATCGACCAGCTCATTACGCAGGGCAGGGGCTTGCTCAGCGCGGCCGCCGGCCAGGCCCAGGGCTTTGCCCAGCAGGCGGCGGACGCCTACCGCGAGGCCACGGCCTACCCGCAGCCGATCTACCGCGTGGTGGTCAATGGGCGCGACATCACCCTCGACATCGAACAGCGCCTGGCCAGCATCGAGCTCACCGACAACCGCGGCATGGAGGCCGACCAGCTCACCATCACCCTCAGCGACCACGACGGCCTGCTGGCCATCCCGCCACGCGGCGCCACCGTCAGCCTCTGGCTGGGCTGGAGCGACACCGGGCTGGTCAGCAAGGGCAGCTACACCGTGGACGAAACCGAGCACAGCGGCGCGCCGGACGTGCTCAGCATCCGCGCCCGCAGCGCGGACTTGCGTGAAGGCCTCAAGGCCAAGAAGGAACGCAGCTGGACCGGCCAGACCCTCGGCGCCATCATCCAGACCGTTGCCGCCGCCCATGGCCTGAGCCCCGTCATCAGCGCCGCACTCAGCGTGATCGAGCTGGCCCAGCTGGACCAGGCCAACGAATCCGACGCCAACCTCATCAGCCGCCTGGGCCAGCAGTTCGACGCCATCGCCAGCGTCAAGGCCGAACGCCTGCTGTTCATGCCGGCCGGCAAATCCACCACCGCCAGCGGCGCGGCACTGCCGCATATCACCCTGACCCGCGCCGACGGCGATGGCCACCGCTTCCTGCAGGCCGACCGGGACAGCTACAGCGGCGTGCGCGCCTACTACTACGAGCTGGGCAGCGCCGAGAAGAAAGAGGCCATCGCCGGCGCCGGCGACAACCTCAAGGACCTGCGCCACACCTACGCCGACCAGGACAGCGCCCTGCGGGCCGCCCGCGCCGAGTGGCGCCGCCTGCAGCGCGGTGCCGCCACCCTCAGCTACACCCTGGCCAAGGGCCGCCCGGACTTGATACCCGAACTCACCTACAGCCTGGTGGGCGTGAAAACAGAGATCGACGCCATCGTCTGGCTCGGCGCCAACGTGCGCCACAGCTTCACCCCGGACAGCTACACCACCGCCCTGGAGCTGGAATCCAAGTTGCCGGATACCGACGAGGTGGCCGCGTTGGCCGAGCAGAGCGAAGCTTTCACTGGTGTGGTCGCCTGGTACCGCGACGAGAAGGCCGGCGACCAGAAGAAAATCACCGAGGGCGACCAGGCCAACCCCAAGCGGCTGCTGCACCTGTACGCCGAAAAGAGCAGCGCCCAGCGCGCCGTGGAGCGGGAATGGAAGCGGATACAACAAGCGAACGCCTGACCGAGCCCGCGCCGCCACCGGCAGAGCCGGCCCGCTCGGCCTGGGAACGCATCGACGAGGAATGGGCAGGGCGCGACGATGCCCCCATGTGCATGTAAGCAAAACCCGGCGCCTGGCCGGGTTCTTCGTATCAGCGGGTGGTGTCCCGCAAGGCCTGCAGCAGGCGCAGCACGTGCCGTCTGTCTGGCTCGCTCAACTGGCGGAACAGGTGCAGCAAGGTCTGTTCGTGCAGGTTCGGTTGCGGGCTTTCGCTGCGTTGATCGTCGTGCTGCCTGTTGTTGTTCTTCGACATGCATACTCCTTACACGTCAACCGAGCGCCCGGCACCCCGTGGCGCCTCCCAATCGCTCGGAGAACAGCCGATTCTCTGCATATCCGTGCGTGCCACCACCACCCCAATCAACTAAACATCAGGCGCCTACGGTGATCAGCTCGTCCCAGTTGGTGGTGTAGCAGCGGCTCTTCATGTCGCGGCGCATGCCCCATTCCGGTTCGGCGGGCACCCGCCCCAGTCGCACGGTACCGCGCCCCTCGCGCTTGTTGATTTGGTCCACGATGCTCATCAGGCGTTCCGCGCCGCGCCGGGGCGCCGGGGCGAACAGGTCGGGCGTCACCTCGCCGCGCTGGCTGAGATCGAGCAGCAGCACCGCGCATTTCGAGTAAGCGTAGCCGGGTCGGTAGACCTGGCGCAGGCCGCGCAGGGCGATCGCCAGCAGGTCACGCGTATCGTCGCTGGGCGTGGGTAGCGGGCAGGTTACGGTGCCGGCGTATCGGGGCAGGTCAGGGTTGTGGTACTGGGTCTGCAGCGTCACCTGCAGGGCGCCGCACAGCGATTGCTGCTGGCGCAGCTTCTCGGCGGCGCGGGTCACGTAGGTGGCCATCGCCTCCTGAATGGGCGCGAGCTCCCGCAGCTTGTGGCCGAACATCTTGCTCGAGCAGATCGCCTGCTTCGGTGGCGGCCCCTCGTTGAAACCGATGCAGCTGATACCGCGCAGCTCGCGCGCGGTACGCTCCAAGGTCACGCCGAAGGTTTTGCGCAGCGTGCCGATGTCGTATTGGGCCAGGTCCCAGGCGGTTTCGATGCCCAGCGGGCGCAGCCGTGCGGCCAGGCGCCGGCCAACGCCCCACACCTCGCCCACGGCAGCCAGGCGCAGCAGCCGCTCTTGGCGGGCGGGGTCGGTCAGGTCCACCACGCCGCCGGTGGCCGGCCACTTCTTCGCGGCCCAGTTGGCGAGTTTCGCCAGCGTCTTGGTGGTGCTGATGCCCACACCCACGGGCATGCCCACCCATTGCAGCAGCCGCGAGCGGATGCGCCTGCCGTATTCGGTAAGGTCCTCCCGCACGCCGGTCATGTCGCCCCAAGCCTCATCGATCGAATACACCTCGATTCCCGGCAGCATGCTGGCCAGCACCGTTATCACCCGGTTGCTGATGTCCGCGTACAGCGTGTAGTTGCTCGAACGCACCACCACGCCGGCGGCGGCGAGCTGGTCGCGCACCTGGAAGAATGGCGCGCCCATGGCAATGCCCAGCTGCTTCACTTCGCTGGTGCGGGCGATCACGCAGCCATCGTTGTTCGACAGCACCACCACTGGCCGGCGCTTGAGTTCCGGCTGGCAGATGCGTTCGCAGCTGCAATAGAACGAATTGCAGTCGATCAGCGCGAACACCGGCATGCTCAGCGCCCCACGTAGCTGATGACCCAGCGCACCATGCCGAAGATCTCGACCAGCTCTTCGAGCTCCAGGTTGATCGGAGCGGCGAAGGGGTGCGCCGCCTTGAGCACCAGGCGCCCGTCGGCGTCTTCGGTGAGCAGCCGAACCCGGTACTGGCATTCGCCATCCAGGCCGACCACCACGTAGCAGTCCGGCGTGCAGCGGGCCGAGCGGTCCACCACCAAGCGATCGCCCGGGTACATGCCAAAGCCCAGCAGGCTGTCATCGTCGACCCTCACCACCCACACCTGCGGTGCGCCGAGGCCCACCAGGCTGTCCAGCGACAGGCTGCTTTCCTTCTCGTCCTCGGCGGGCGACTGAAAGCCCGTGATGCGCAGCTCGGCCGCCTCCGGCAGCAAGTGCCGCAACCGATCCTCGCGGCCCAGAATGGTCAACGTCATAGAGCAACTTCCGTAAAATACTGTATGCCTATACAGTAAAACGAAAGAGACCCCCCGCGGTCAATCGAGAAGACGCGCGCGATGACCGGAGGTAACCATGTGCGGTGGCGTTGAAGCGAGAGACGCGGAGAAGGCCTACAAGGTCTACTCCCCCAGCGCCAAGGCCGCCTTCCCGGTGATGCTCGAGGGCGGCGAGGCGCTGGGCTGGGTCACCTGGGGCCGCCGCCGCGAAGAGCCCGGCCAAGGCCCGCAAGGCGGCTGGGCGCGGCTGGAAACGGTGGAGCGGGGCGGGTGGGAGAAGTACCGGCCACTACGCGCCTTCGGCCTGGTGCAGCGCTACATGGAAAAAGGCCAGCCCGACGAGAAGGGTAAGAAGCAATCCCACTGGTTCGACATGCCCGACGGCTACGCCCTGGACTGCCTGGTGCTAGGGGAGGGGGAGCAGCGGCGTGTGTATGTGGTTACCAGCACGCCGCCTGAGGAGTTTGCTTGGGTGCATGATCGGTGGCCGATTGCGCGGGCAATCGATTAGATGAAAGGTGAGGGCGCTGGAGTAGTGCGTAAAGCACCGCGCTTGTGCAGGTCAGAGATAAGCCAGTTAGCGCACTTTTGAATGAGGGTTACAGCAGAACAGGCGAAGTCGGTTTTAGCATCGATTGCCCCGTAGCGAATGATGTTGCCCTTCTCCTCAGCATGGAATTCTGTTTCTTCTACGTTTGAAATTTTGAATAATAAGCATGGTGCTGCGTTAACAAGTCCGGTGAATCGCTTTACCTGCTCCGGTTGAAACTGAGCGTCAGGATCATGCCCAAACCCATTTCTAATTTTATTCGCTGCTTTCAGTGCGTCGGCTAATTCAATAGGGAGCCCGAAGGCAACCGCCACCATAAGTCGTTGGTCAAAATACTTTAAACCTTGAAAGAATCGCTTTTGATTGGCCTCGATTCGCTCATCTAAGTATACGAATAGGAACTGTTCAAAGAGCAGCTGCGCGCGAAGAGCGCAACCTATTTCGTCCTCAGTAAGGATTAGCTTGTTTATTGCTTTTGTGTCCATGAACTTGATTATATTGTTGTGGATTTCAACATATTCACCCATGTGGCTGCTCCTGATTGTTTTCCCGCCTGAAAGAAAACTGAGTTAAAAGCCCCGCAGCGGCGGGGCTACGTTTAAGGCTTCCGGTTAACAGGCGGACGTGGTGGTGGCGGTGGAGGGGGTGCAGGTGGGCGGACATCACCCCGAACGTTCCGAGTGGGCGGTGGAGGTGGTGGAGGTGGCTTGGTGCTCATAAGAACTCCTATAGGGTCGGGATAGTTTCAATCGCGTAAGCGGCCATTGCTAGGCCCGCAGCTGCAATCAGGGCAATGTTGCAGAAGTAAAGGCTTGAGGCTTTACGGTCATTGTTGAGCATGCTTCGGGTGGCGCAGTCCATATAAGCCTCGTACAGCATATCTTTTACGGACTGAGCTGTTTTCTCCTGTCCGTCAGCTTCATCGCTAAAGTATTGGAGAAGTTGGCGGCGCCACGTTTCAGTATCTGTTGGTGTGGCGATTGCCTTGTCCATGCGGCCAAGTAGTGAGTCGACAAAAAAACCGACTCCGACAAAAAGGCAGAGTAGTGATAAGCACAATAACACCCAGAACCATATTTGAGTTCCGAGGTCCAGAAGTCTGTAATCGCCTTTCAGTATTACCGCGTAGAAGCCAGCCACTGCGACCATAACGGCGAGCGGAATGTTGAGCCGAGAAAATATCTGCTCTTTTCGGTTCAGTTCGTGAAAGTAGATTCGTTCGTAGTGCACGAATAATTCTGCTTCGGTCATAGTAGTCACCGGCAGAGATCAATGCCCCGGTCCAGTACAGCACCGACTGAAACCTTTGTGCCTGGGATCGCCGTGTTCTCTCGCCAAACATCATTCAGCGACTCGAGCCCAAGTTGCCGAGCCTTACCGTTAGCCGGCCCGTTCAACCCATACATCCGCCCAGTTTCCGGGTCGGTGACAACCACCGCGTTGCCGGGCAGGCATTGCAGGTGCATTTCCTCCGGCACGAAGGGCCAGGCATCACCGAAGTCTTCTGCGCTAATCAGCTTGGGCGGGGCGGCAAGGGCGAGCGGGGCGGCCAGCAGCAGGCCGAAGAAGAGGTTGCGCATAGGAACACTCCTTGTTGGTTATGTGAGATTCAGCGGCTACGAGTGCCTGTGATGATGTACAACACGTCCGCATCGCTGCGGGCGGCCAGCGCCTGCAGGTAGTCAATCGGGATCACCGAGGTGCCATTCTCTAACCGCTTCTGCATGTAGTCGGTGATACCGGCAAGGTGGGCCAGCTCGTGGACGGCCAGGCCGAGGCTGTTGCGTTCTTCGGCCAGGCGAGCGCCGAAGGCGTCATCAAGGGGCTGTTCGGTGTGCATAGGTTGCTCCTTGTAGGTGACGTTACGGACAGATGCTCTCGCACGGGATGCCGTCGTTGTCGCGGTCGAGACGGCGGTTGCCGCACTGCTTAAGGTGGAAGCGAGCTTCTTCACAGCTCGTCATCTGGCCGCAAGTCTTACGAGGCGAGCAGCTGTACTTCGCGCTTTTCGAGGCGTCTGCGAGTAGTGGGGCGGCGTTGTACGTCGACACCACTCCGGTTTTTATTCCTTTCCGCCAGTCCCATGGTGCAACGCGCTCTGCTTCCGGTAGCGCCCACAGGCCCCGCTTCGCCTTGCGTGCTTCGTCTTCGACAGCAAGTAACGAGCGGTCGCGGTTGTACTGGCGGTAGACCCATGCCGCGCCGCGCCTCACCAGTTCCTTGTTGACGTCCACTCCATCCACGAAGACTCGGCCCACGATTCGGCCGTAGCGGTCTTTTTCCTGGGATTCGATGGTGGTTCGTTTGCCGAACGCGAGGTCCGAGAGGGCCTGACGGGCGCGAGTCCCATAGGGCTGGGCGCGCTCAGGCGTATCGATCTCTGCGAGTCGTATCTTCAGCTGCTGTTTCGACTCGGTAAGCAGGGTGAGGGTATCGCCATCGGCGATTGCCACAACTTTCCCTGTCAGGGTTTCAGCGAGCGAGAAACCAGTAAATGCAGCAGCCAACAAAAAGAGTACAGCGCGGAACATCCCTTTCCTTCCCCCTAGAAACCAGCGCAGCTGCTGGCGTGTAGCAGCCGGAAAAGATCAGCTGTCGCTGTCCTTTCTCGTTGTGTATTTGCCCGCTGTTTCGGCCAGCGCTGATGCCATCCGCCGGAACGTGGCGCGGTCGCTATCTTCCATCGCACGGTATTGGTTCAACAGCGTGGATTCATCCTCGGCGAGCCTGCTTTCGTTAAGCCCACTACGGATACCTGTGAGGACGTAGAGCACGTCAACGCCAACGGACGCGACGGCTTCCAGGTAGGCGGCGTCCGGGTTGCGCTCACCCTTTTCATAGTTGAACTGGCTGTTCTTAGAGACACCGGCGACAAACGCAAACTCGGTTTGGCTCATACCGAGACGTTCGCGTTCCTCCTTTAGACGATCACCTAATCCCACAAATGTCTCCATTAGGCGTTGACAGTACCCGTAACGTGGGAAATACTGCGCCTGAAATCACACGAAATCACACGAATCTGAACTATGCCGAACGGATACCCCAGCGAGCAAGCACGCGCCGCTGCGCGCGAACGCCTCAGCAAGCTCGGCCTGAGCGCCAAGGAGTGGGCTGAACGCAACGAACTCAGCCCCTCCACTGTTTACGCCGTGCTGAACGGTCAGCAGAAGTGCCTGCGCGGCGAAGCCCACCGCGCCGCCGTGCTGCTGGGCATCAAGGAAGGTGTTGTCCCGGATGCGCCGGAGCAGTACGGACGCCGCAAGACCGACATCGGCACCGTGATTTCAAAGTAATGGCAACGGCCCCAGCGAGAAACCAGAACATGAAGCGCCCGATCCTAGAAACCCGCCGCCAGATGATGAGTGCTGTGGTGTGCGCCTACCCGGGCGGCCGCGAGTGCGCCGCCGCGCGCCTGGGGCTGGACCTGAAGAAGTTCGACAACCACCTCTACGAGAGCGCAGGCAGCCGCCCGCTGAGCGACGAGCAGGTGCACCTGCTCGAGCAGCAGGCCGGCACCAGCCACTTTCCGGAATATGTCGCTGCAATGTACGGCGGCGTGTTCGTACCGGATGCCAACCCGGTCGACCTGGACAACGTGGAGCTCTACGAGCGCTCGATTCGCACCGCCGTTCTGCGCGGCACCGTGGACCAGCTGCTGGCCGAGGCGCTGGCCGACGGCGAGATCGACGAGGCTGAGCGCAAGTTGCTGCTGGCCGCACACCGCCGCCACATGGCCGCTCGGCATGTGGAGATCAACGCGGTGATCGTGCTGCACCAGGTGAAAACCGCCCAGCAGGGCTGAACAGCAGTCGGCGCCCTGGGCGCCAGTATTCACCGGCCCAGGCCGGAGCCGCGACTGGCGGCGGGGGAGGAAGATGTGAGCGTTGCCCATAACGGTGGTTACAAGTGTTTATGCCCGGCCTGCGGTGAGCGCATGCGGATTCGCAACAGCGAGTCGCAAACGCCGACCTACAAAACGATGTACGCCCAGTGCCTGAACATCGCCTGCGGTGCGACGTACACCGGCTCGCTGAGCTGGGATTACGCGCTCAGCCCCTCCGGCCTGGACCAGCCCCGCGTGGTGCTGCCTGTTGCGCCCTCGGTGCAACGCATGCAGGCGCTGCGCGACAGCCGCCCGAAAACCGACCAACTCGACCTGCTTGACCACATGGAACCGGAGGTAGCCAACGCATGAACACCCTCAATCAGATCGGCGACGCCCAGGAGTATCGCAGCAGCATGCAGCGGGCGGCGCTGCACTTCCTGCAACGCCACCAGGCCGAGCACCTGACCGACGACGGCAAGCTGTTCGAGCGCGGCGTGCAGTACCTGGTCAACGCCATGGATGTGCCGGCCTTCATGGCCGACCGCCTGGTGCACCTGGCCATGAGCGAGCTGGAATGCCTCAAGCGCCCGGTGATCGGCATCGACTACGGCACGGGGGATTCCACCACCGTGGGCCTGGTGCATTTTCTGACGGGCGAAACGGTATTAATCCCTTGCCGCCACCTGCCGGCGCGGCTCCAGCCGCCCGCGGCGCCCCTGGCTGCAGCAGCCACTCACTGATCACCCCTTGAATTGACCCATTCCCATGCCCGCCTTGGCGCGGGTAGGGGAAAGTTGCGCCCGAACGGTGGCCCCATGAGTACGAACCTTTCCATTCAAATCCAGCTGAATGCCTTGCAGGCAGAGGCTTACCTGCGCTGGCTCACCAGCCAGTACGAGCAGCTGATGGCGGCCTGCTGGTATGACGACCGCTACCGCTACACGCCCCAGGGCCTGCGCGGCAAGCGCATCCTCGAGGACCACCCGCACATCGCCGGGCTGAACCGCACCATGCGCGAGCTGGTGAAGCAGGTCGGGGAGGTGCGGTCATGAGTACGCCCATGCCGGCCTGTGAGGCCCTGGCGGCCGATCCGGCGCGCTACATCTTCAAGCAGCTGCTGAACGACCTGAAGGAAGCCGACCTCTACGAGGAGAAAAGCCGCCTGGTCACCCGCATCGGGGGCTACTTGGCCGCCTTGATGGAATGCGACGTCATCACGGTCGAGCAATCGCAGGCGATGCGCAGCGAGACCCACGTCTTTGTCTGGGGGCCGGAAGCATGAAATCCATGCCCCACGAAATCCGCACCGAGGTGCTGGCCCGTCTGGAGCGCGACTACGGTCTCAAGCGCCGCGACAGCGCCGATTACATGCGCGGCGGCAGATGCCCCTCCTGCGACAAGAAGGAGCTGTTCAGCCGCTACGACGAACCCTGGTTCATCAAGTGCGGCCGCGAGAGCAAGTGCGGCGACCAGTGGCATGTGAAGGACCTGTATGAAGACCTTTTCGAGGAATGGAGCAAGCGCGCACCGGCCACCGAGAAGGAGCCCACAGCGACCGCCAAGAGCTACCTGCAGCACGCCCGCGGCTTTCACCTGGAGTTGATCGAAGGCTGGTACACCCAGGAGAACTACTGGAGCCGCGAGCTGGGCATCGGCTCGGCCACGGTGCGCTTCCCGCTCGAAGGTGGCAGTTATTGGGAACGGCTGATCGACCGGCCGCACCGCTTCGGCAAGCAGAAGGCACGCTTCGCGCCGGGCAAGGCCATGCGCGGCTACTGGTGGTGCCCGCCGAGCCTGGACCTGCTGCAGGCCAGCGAATTGTGGATCGTCGAGGGCATCTTCGACGCCATTGCACTGCTGCATCACGACATCGACGCCGTGTCGGCGATGAGCAGCAACGCCTTTCCGGCTGAGTCGCTCAAGGCGCTGGCCAAGGCCTGCGCGGACGCAGGCAAGAAGCTGCCGCGTCTGGTCTGGGCGCTGGACAACGAGCCGGGCGCGCATCGCTACACCCGCCGCTGGGTCAAGCAGGCTCGCGAGCTGGGCTTTACCTGCGAGGCCGCGCAGATCCCGCAGCGCGACCGCAAAACCGACTGGAACGACTTGCACCAGCGCTGGATGTTCCTGGACGAAGACAGGCGCGCCGAGCAGGTGGCGGCGGACCTGAAGGAAGCCCGCCACCAGGGTGCTCTGCTGATCGCCGAAACCGCAGCCGAGAAGGCTCTGCTGATGTACGAGTGGCGTAAGCGGCATGAATTCCACTTCGGCTTCGGCAACCGCATGTACTGGTTCAAGCTGGATATGGAGAAGTTCAACAAGGCAATGCTGGCCCTCGAGAGCAGCGAGAACCACGACGACAAGCTGCTCAACGATCGGCAGATGACCGAGAAGGCCTTGAGTGAGAGCGGCGGTGTGGTGGAAATCGCCAACTGCTACCCGCAGGCCCTGTACTTCCAGCGTAACGAGGTGACGGACGAGTCCTGGTATTACTTCCGCGTGGACTTCCCCCACGACGAACCCACCGTGCGCAACACCTTCACCGGCGGCCAGGTGGCGGCGGCGAGCGAGTTCAAGAAGCGCCTGCTGGGCATGGCTGCCGGCGCGGTGTTCACCGGTACCGGGGCGCAGCTGGACAAGATCATGAAGGACCAGCTCTTCGCGCTGAAAACCGTCAAGACCATCGATTACATCGGCTACAGCAAGGAGCACGGCTGTTACGTGTTCGGCGACCTGGCCGTGCGCGGCGGCGTGGTGGAGCAGGCCAACAGCGAGGATTACTTCGAGTTCAAGCAGCTGCGCCTGAAGACGCTGCAGAAGTCGATCCGCCTGGAAATCGCCCGTACCGACGAGGGCTACCGCGCCGAGTGGCTCGACTGGCTATGGACCTGCTTCAGCACCCAGGGCATCGTCGCGCTGGCGTACTGGTTCGGCTCGCTATTCGCCGAGCAGATTCGCGAGGAGTACCAGAGTTTTCCCTTCCTGGAAGTGACGGGCGAGGCCGGCGCGGGCAAGTCCACGCTGCTGATGTTCCTCTGGAAGCTGTTTGGCCGGCCGGACGAGGAGGGCAAGGACCCTTCGAAAATGTCCAAGGCAGGCCTGCGCCGCTGGATGGGCCAGGTCTCCGGCATGCCGCTGGTACTGCTCGAGGCCGACCGCAGCGACAACGACCGCGGCGCCGCCAAGGCCTACGACTGGGACGAGCTCAAGCCGCTGTTCAACGGCGGTACCCTGGGCGTCACCGGCGTGAAAACCGCCGGCAACGAAACCTACGAGCCACCGTTTCGCGGCGCCATCGTGATCAGCCAGAACGCCACCGTGGCCGCGAGCGAGGCGATCCTCACGCGTATCGTCAAGCTGCACTTCGTGCGCCCCCAGGTCACCACGGCCAGCCGCGCCGCGGCCGACAACCTCAACCACCTGAGTGCGATGGACGTCAGCCACTTCCTGCTGATGGCCACCCGGGCCGAATCGAAGGTGCTGGAAACCTTCCGCGCCCAGGTGAAGGTGCACGAGCAGGCCCTGCGCGAGCTGAAAGAGATCCGCATCGAGCGAATCATCAAGAACCACGCCCAGCTGCTGGCCCTGCTCGATGCGTTGCGCCTGGTGGTGCCGCTGAGCGATCGCCAACACCAGGCCACCCAGCGCGAGCTCACCGCCATGGCCCTGGTGCGCCAGAACGCCGTCAACGCCGACCCGGCCGAGGTGGCCGAGTTCTGGGAAGTGTTCGACTACCTGCAGAGCCTCAGCGAGGACCCGGTGGTGGACCACAGCAAGAAGCCGGACCTGATCGCCATCAACCTCAACGAATTCGCCGAACGCGCCGCCGAGCACAAACAGAAACTCGCCGACGTCGGCACCTTGCGCAACCTGCTGCCCAACAGCCGCTCGCGCAAATACATCGAGCACAACAAGTCGGTGGACAGCGCCGTGCGCGCGGCCTTCAACCGACGCAACAACATGAGCCAGCGCGGCACGACCGTGAAGTGCTGGATCTTCCAAAACCCCGACGCCAAGCGCGGCAACGCTTGAGCGGGCTGCAACACCCAACCAGAACCAAGGAGAAGCACCATGCAGCACTACGACGATGACGAACCCAGCCCCAGCCTGCGCGAACGCCTGGCCATGACCGGCTGGATCGGCACCGGCCTGGCCGGCCTGCTGACCGCAGCCAACCACCTGCCGGACCTGTTCCTGGCACTCGCACGCTGAAAACAAGAAGGCCCCGGTGAGCGGCAACTCACCAGGGCCTGACCAACCCCAAGGAGAAGCACCATGCAAGTACATACCCCAGAAGTCAGCGCCGAGAAGGCTACCACGCCAGCCGAGCATCGCATCGTTTCGGTTGAGCAACTGAAGAAGATCCACCGCGATCTGGACGCCTGCCAAAAGGTCATCTGGCTGGCAGGCTGCCGACCCCGCGGCTATGGCTTCGACCCGTCCTATGTGACCGATGCGCAGGAGCGGCTCAAGGAAATCGAGGCGCTGCTCGAAAAGCAAGCCCCGGCACAAGTCACAGCCGCCATGTGGAAAGCTGCGCACAACAGCATGGAGTCGGATGGCGACTTGGCATTGGCACTACAGGAGGCGCTGAACGCTGCGCCTCAGTCGGGGCAGACCGACCGGCTCCGCGCAGAGGTCGAGGCGCTGCGCAAGGATGCTGAGCGGTATCGCTGGCTGCGGGACAAAAACTCAATGCCTGGCGTCGTCTCGAGCAATTCGCAGGTCGAGAAGTATTTCAATGAGTACATGCTGTGCGGCGTGCCGATGGACAAAGCCATCGACGCCGCCATGGCTGCGAAGAGGTGAGTGATGAATAACTCCACCGAACCCCTACGCCCAACCATGGCCAGCCATCCGTTGCCGCCCAGTACTTGCGACATCTGCGGGCAGAACCGCGCCACGCGCAAGCATCAGCTATGCAGCCGCATCCGCCAGCTCCGCTGGGCAGACCAGTGGGCCGCCTACCAGGCCGAAGTCGCCGCCAAAAAAGCCCAGGAGCGCCGCCGCTATGCCCGTTGAAATCCGTACCCGCTACACCGGCATGACCTATGTGGCCACCGTGCGCGGCGAGAAGAAAACCGCCAGCAACACCATGGGCGCCCGCTGGGCCGCCGAAGCCCTGGCCCGCAAGCTTGACCTGGACCCAACCCTGCTACGCGAAACCCAGCGCGACCTGCTGCGCAGTGGGGTGGAGTTGTTTGTGCACCCTGAAACGGGGGAGTCATGAATGAGCTGGCTCTTTTCGCAGGCGCTGGTGGCGGAATTCTCGGCGGCCACCTCTTGGGATGGCGCACCGTCTGCGCCGTTGAGCGTAATGCCCACGCAGCACAGATTCTCGCGCAACGACAAAACGATGGAGCCATCGCAACTTTCCCGATTTGGTCTGACGTGCGAAGTTTTGACGGAAGGCCATGGCACGGCCTTGTTGATGTGGTTTCGAGCGGGTTTCCCTGTCAGGACATCAGCAACAGCGGCGAAAAAGAGGGCATCGAAGGCGCGCGGAGCGGGCTGTGGAAAGAGACGGCCCGCATCGTTCGCGAAGTTGGACCGCGCTACGTCTTCGTGGAGAACGTCGCAGCTCTCCTTGTTCGGGGAATCGATGTCGTGCTCGGTGACCTGGCCGCGATGGGGTTTGATGCTCGATGGGGAGTGCTGGGAACTGCCGACCTTGGCGGCCACCAAGCCCGCGAAAGGGTATGGATTGTGGCCGACGCTCAAGGCCTCCGATGGCGAACAGCGGACCTCGAACCTGGAGTACTTCAAGCGGCGCTTGACCGTATCGCCGGATCTTCCGGTGATCGTGGCCTTGAGTACGCCACCGACCACAAGGGGATTCTACGGCCGACTAAGCCCGGATTGGTGCGAGTGGCTGACGACGTGGCCCATCAAGTGGACCGAGTTAGAGCCATTGGGAATGGACAGGATCCGCGAGTGGCAGCGTCAGCATTCGCTCTGCTGGCTGAAGAGGAGTGACGCTGCATGAGCGACTCCAGCCAGCACATGCTCGAATGCGAGGCCCGCACCTGGTTGCGCAACGGCTACGACACGCCCGAGCGCATCCAGGAGCTCACGCTGATGATCGCCAAGAAGCGTGGCCAGGCCTCCGCCGAGCGCCTGGTCGAGGAGATGCGCCGCCAGTGGCGACGCCGCTCGGAGTGGCTGACCTAGAAATCATCACAATCAATTCGAGGCCCCGCTGCGGGCCTCGTTGCTTTTCGAGCAAATAGACTTCCGCCGTTTCCACCAGGTGAACACGACCATGCAGGAGAATGTCGAGGTGCGCGGCAATTCGATCCGCATCTCTTTTCGGTACCAGGGCGAGCGCTGCCGCGAGCCCATCCCGGGTGACCCGACACCGGCCAATCTAGAGAACGCGGCCCGGCTTGTGGGGCTGATTCGGCACGAGATAGCCGCCGGCACGTTCAGCTATGCCAGGCACTTTCCCAACTCGTCGAAGGTGAAAACCAACACCTTCGGCCACTTCATCGACCTATGGTTGAACATCAAGCGCAACGAAATGGCCCCCTCCGGCCTTCGCGTCTACGAGGGGCGGGCCGAGTTGCATATCCGGCCAAAGTGGGGGCACTTGCAGGCAGACCAGATCGATCACCTGGACTTGCAGGAGTGGGTGCAGGTGGAGCTGATGCCGAAGCTGCACAACAAGACCGTGAACGAGATCATCGGGCTGGTGCGGCAGATTTTCCGGCTGTACCGGATGCGCAACCGCATGGCGCACGACCCGACCGAGGGGCTGCGGGTGAGGGTGCCCGATCGAGATGATCCGGATCCGTTCGATCGGCGCGAGATCGATGCCATCTTGTCGCTGAATACCGAGCGCGAGCAGGAGCGCAACCTGGCGCAGTTCATGATCTGGGCGGGGCCGCGCGTTTCCGAGGCAATCTCGCTGGCCTGGGAGGATGTGGTGGACCTGGACAAAGGCATCGTCCGCTTCCAGCGGTCCCAGGTGCGGGGCCACTACAAGGTCACGAAGACTCGGCGCTCAGTGCGCGAAGTGAAGCTGCTGCGACCGGCGCGCGAGGCGCTGCAGGCGCAGGCCAAGTTCACCGAGGAGCTGGATGCGGTGACGGTGGAGATCAAGGATCGCGACAACAAGACGACACGACGCCGGCAGTTGCGGTTCGTGTTCCACAACTCGACCACCAAGGCCGCGCACACCAGCTCGGACATGCTGCTGAAGGGCTGGTGGCGGCCGCACCTCAAGGCGGCCGGCGTGCGCTTCCGTGGGCCGAACAATTGCCGTCACACTTTCGCCAGCCAGCTGCTTACCACCGGCGCGGTACCGCTGGAGTGGATCGCAGACCAGATGGGGCACACGTCCACCGACATGATCCGCAAGCACTACGGCAAGTGGATCAACGACGACGGCCCGGACATGGTCGGCATCCTGGAGCACGCCCTGAAGCTCTGA